ATGTTGTAATGATACACTTGTTGCATCTGTCGCTGATACAGTTGCGCCTAAAATTTCGGACATAAATGCTCCTACATCAATGTCATCTGTGTCGACTCCACCGCTAATCGTGAATTGACCTGTTACTACCATTAAATCACCTAATGTGTGAGGTCTTTCGTCAAATGTTACTGCTATTGCCATAATTATTCATCTCCTGTTGTTTGTGCTTCTTCGCCTTCGGTTATAGACTCTTCGGGTGGGTTAAGGTGCGCGTCAATTAACGCGAGCAACTTGGCTTTGGTGGAGAGCGCGGAATATTCAACCCCGTTCTCATCACACCAACCCATAATATCACCTTTCTTCCAACCCATGTCGGGGATGCCGTCATTTTCAAGGTCAACTGTTTCTGCTTCAAAGGTATGCCCTTTGATTACAAAGTCTGCCCCGTCAACAGCGGCGCGGTTCTTATCAAGCCAATCAGCCGATACTTCAACCGCTTTACCCCAAGTCCACCAACCTAAACGACCCATGTTCGCACCAGCGCGTCGTGGGCCTTTGTAAGTTATAGTTGGCAGAAGCAATCACCTCAAGCCAACATTAGTAGTAATGTCACAGACTCGGTTGAACCCGATGTGTTTGTCAAGACCAAAGGAGTTCTCTTGTGCAAAGGCGCGTCGTCGTTCATTTGAACGGTTGCGTTTGCCGCGAGAGTAATTGATGTTGCACCAACAGCGGTTAGTGTTCCAACAATTGCTCCATTTGCATCAAGCACGAAATCACCAACACTAAATTGTGTTGTCGCGTCAACTGCATCAACTGCTACGGTGCTTTCACTTGTTAACAAGTTCGCCCCATCATTGATTAGAACACCCGAAGCCGCGTGTTGGGATAGACCCGGTGCGGCATTAGTTTCGCTCCATTGACATGATGCGTGCATGATTTCACTTACTTGACCGGATAGGGTCAAAGTTGCATTGTCTGTCGCTGTTGACCAATGAACAACAACCAATCGTGGATTGAATTTGTTGGTTCTGTCAACTTGCTTTGCTTCAAATGAATCAAGAGAGCCGGGATAATTTGCACCCAACCAAATTGTTTCATCTTGGTCAACTCCGCCTTGTAGTGGCAAGTCCATTAGGACATCAACGCCACCCGCGCTACTTGTATATGTTATTCCTCTATGTGTTTTTGCTACCATACTTAATCACCTCATTGTAAATCGCGAATGCTACCACTTGCACCAAAGAAAGAACACCATAGTTCTCCCATAGTTCTGTAAAGTCCTTCTTGTCCAAGACGGTTAATCGCGAATGGGTCGCCAGTTTCTATACCGGATTCATAATATTGAGTTGGGATAGCAGTTTGGAACCACATGTAATCCGTATCAAGGTAATACATACGAGATAGAGAACCTGCTCCATCTTGTGGCATGTCTTTGGTTGGGATAATTGGGACACCGTTATAGGTAGCCACAATGAAACCAGCCTCAAGCCCCGGAACACCCTTTACACCGTTATAGGTTGGTGTGATTCTCTTGCTGTCCATGAATCTTTGTTGGGATTGTAGCAACTGTTGAACTCTCATTAGAGTATCATATCCAGTTAGCATAACCTTTGGATTACCACCGCGAGTCCATAGTTGTTGGAACAATCCGTCAAGTTGGTTTAAAGATAGGTTTCTGTTAGTGCTTGAACTGCTTGAAACATCAACTTCCGCGCTGTGGAAATCTGCACTTCCGTCGCGAGTGATAGAGTAAATGTCGTGGTCAGTAGTTGCGCTTATATGGCCTGTTCCTGTTGTCATTTTGTCGGGGTCGGAAGTTAATCTGTCAAGAGATTCAAAGTTGTTTCCAACTGGTGTGTCAACATCTTCAAGAAGCATTCTGTTAATGTGTTCAGCGTGATGCTTACCCATTTCTTCTTTCAAAACTTGTCGAACATCGCCCATACCATCGTCCTTGTCGGACAAGAACATGCTCACTTCGGATAGGTCAAAAGTGTGCGCGATGGTCTTTGGCTTTGCGGCTACATGTAGGAACTCCGGTCTGCTTGTGTCCGGTAGTGTTCCGTTCTCCGCGATTCCTCCACCCTTGGTGAAGTCAGCACGACCAGTTAGAATTCTCCAACCACTTCTTTCCCACGGCTTCTTTGGTAGTATAGAAAACGCATTGAATTCTTGATTCAATTGCGACCATACTTTTCTGCCGTATATTGCTTGGTATGTTCCAGCAGTAGTGGACAATAGAGGCGCGTCTGCCTTTAAAATGTCCCCGCTACCATAAGTATATCCTGTTTGTGAAGCACCACCATAGTAATACCTCTCCATGTCTTGCACTGTTCTTACATAATTTCTTGCCATTAATAATCGCCTCCTGTCAACGCTTTGTTTGCAAGTCTGTGAACATCGTCCCATGTCATGTCTGCAAGTTCAGCGGTTTCGGGAATTGTAACAGTCGCGCTGTTAGCGGACTTTGCTATTGTTGTTGCTGTTGAAGAAACATTATCAATGCGGTCATTTAGAGCAAGAACAGCCTTTTGTAGTTCAACCATTGGTGCGCGAGCATCAAAGTTGGCTTTTGCAATCTCGTTTTCTTCATGCTTCTGTTCTTTTAGGAACCTTTGTGTGAAGTTGTTATTAAGGTCGGATTTGAATTGTTGTTCCATTGCCGCCGCTTTATACACTTCATACGCCGCTTCTATTTCACTTGGTGAAACATTGTGTGCGTTTAGGTAGTCGCCCTTTATTACATTCTTATTTCCTGTTGGAGCGGAGCCAAAGTTTGGTTGTGGCCTCTTACTGGAGTCGTCTTCACCTGCTCCTTCAAGAGAACCTTGTCCACGCATATCAAATGCACTTTCGCCCGGTCCGTATCCTTTGCTAAAGTGGTCGCGCGCCGCAGACGGGTCAAAACCCGCGCCTTTTGCGGTCTGCTCTAACCAAATTAGGTAGTCGCTTGTTATCATATCATCTGCTTTGTTTGTCATATCATCACCATAGGTCATTTCTTCCATGTCCTCGTCATCGTCATCTTCCTTCTTGTCTTTTCGCGCTTCCATTAACGGCTCTTTTTTATTATCATCACCGTCAATATCTTTCGTGTCAAGAAGGTCCTCAATGCCTTTTTCTTTGGACTCTTTATCTTCTTTCTTATCGTCTTTTTCGTCTTTGTCCTTGTCCTTATCGTCAAGTTTCTTTGACAAGCGTTCAAGGACGCTTTGCAATTCGCTCATTGTGTTAGTCATATTATCACCTGTGTCCTCCTTGAGAATCCTAAATTGCGCTTCGGGGTTAATACCCTTCTCACAAATTGTGACCTCATGGAGTTCCATACGACGGATTTCGCGGTAATCACCGCGAGTTTGGTCGCTCTTGTTGACGCGCTCAAATGCTTGACCGCCAATAGAGAACGAGCGCAAGTTCCCTTTGCGGATTTCGGAAGCCACTTCGCGTGCCTTCTCTATGTCGCCGCGTAGTTTGATAACTACAAACATACCTGTGTCGTCCACTTCGGACTTCCAAACACGACCACTTGAATCTGCGTAGGAAGGAATGACACTTCCTACTTGAATATTAGAATGAGCAAGTTGAACATTGCGGAATCCATCTGCTTTCATAAATTTACCAAAAGCATCTTTCAAAGCACCGCGAGTAATTAAATCGCCTTGTTTGTCAACCATCTCAACAGACGCATATCCAGCAACAACAAGGTCATTACCAATACCCTTCAAAATGATAGGGTTACTGGATACAGACGGTGCCGCGAGAATTGCCATTGCTCACGAACATAATTTCATTGTATATCAATGGAACTGTTCTCAATCGCGATAACTCCATCGTCTTCAAGACGCGCGATTTCACCTTGACTTGTTCGCAGTCGCTTGGTTTTTTTCTTAGTAGCGGGTTTCAACTCATCATCTGTTCGCGATTGAGGGTCAAAGTCGGGCATAGTATCGTCGCGTATATTTTGTGTTGGTCCTCGCGGTGATTCATCGGGAGTTGCATAATCCATCCCCAATCCTTGAACTCCTGTGCTTGTAATCTTTTCTTTACTAATATGTTCAAGACCGCGCTCAATCAACTCCAACCCACGCTTGATAACTTCTTCTTCTTCTTCAAGCACCTTCTTTGGTTTCTTACTATGACCCGCTGGTGGTTCGGGGTCAACCTCATCGTATTCGGGTTCTTCTTCATCTCTTTTCAACAACCAAGTGGCTTTTGCACCCCAATACACTTCTTGGTCGCGTGCTAATTTGACAAGGTAATCATTACCCCAAATTGAAGATTGAGGCTCAACAAACCAATATCCATCTTCTTTTTGCGTTTTACAAACAACTTCATCATCAAACGCAGGGAATAGAATAGTGATTTTGCCTTTCTTCATATTGACTTGTTGGGGAATATGATGGTCCCCGCACATGATTGCGAGAGTTTCAACACTATCAGCGGCAAGTGGTTCATTGTCTGTTATCTTAGCAGACCGGATACGATAGACTGGATTATCTTTCTTAGAACTGCTTACACCTGTGCAACTAACAGTAGCGAAATCTCCAACCTTCAACCCGCGTGGTCCTTTCGCGCTTCCAACATTCATGTAATGTTCATCACCAACTTGCTGTGCGCGCTTACCGTAATTTTCGGGGTGCATCAGTGGGCCAACACCGACCGTGTAATTTTTTCCGCTGGCGGATAGAATGACAACATCAACCATTTTTTCTTGAGTTAACAATACCCACTTAGGGTGGCGAGGTTCACCTTTCATATATGTAGCGTTAGCATCTCTAAGTAGTATATCCATATCATTTTCTTTTCTCAACCCTTCAACTGCTGTCTTCAACCCTTCATCATCACTACGCTTTGTGTTGATAGGTTCGGGCATCTTGATGTGTTCGCTGGATTCATAATGAGCGCGAAGGTGGCGGATACGGTCTTTAGTCGGCATGTTATGTGTATCTTCATCAGCCGTTTTGAGTAAATCAATTACTGTCATGATACCGTCATGCAATATAGCGTGAACTATGAAATCTTTTTCATACACTTTGCTTACTTCTTCATTAAACACATCATCTAACTTAACTTCACCATCAACACTATACGCGCTTATCTTGTTATCTTTCTTAGTAGCGATGATGTGTTCACCATGCGGATATAGACTTATGACCCAATCGCCAGTAAAACCGCGCAGATGAGTCATGTCTTCTAAATCAAAAATGCGATGCATGAATTTGATAGGTTGTGGTTTGCCGTCGTCTTTGATAATGAGAGTGTCGTCAAGCGCGACATCAAGAACATGCGACGAATATCTCATAGTATCATCAGTTGACTGTAATGGTTCGGATGAAGTAGCCATCGCTTGATTCACCGCTTGCCCCATACGGGTATTCGGGTTTGGTTCTTGACCTTCACTAAACTCCGCATAATCACCATAATATCTATCTCCTTGTTGAGCCGTAGTCAACGGCTTAAGGGAAGGGTTGACATATCTTCTCAAATTTCGCGGAGCGAACAATCTTTGCTTAGGTAGTGTGTTATAGGCGTGATTACCTTCGTCTTCAAGAAGCAACATACCATCATTCAACGCGTCCGGTCTTGCAACAAACGGCACATTCGTATCTTCACCGTAATGGAATTTTTTGTGTGTGCTGGTAAATATAGGAACAACGGGCGCGTGGTCAAAGTTATGACCACCCATAGGAGTCGCTGTTTCACCCGCTGTTGATTTGTCAAGCATATCGGTTTTAGTGTCGCTACCAACCAAACTTGCTATATTTTGAATTGATTTTAACTTGTTAAAATTCATAACCTTCTTGGTTTTAGGTGTAATAGTTTTATCAGTCATATTAGTGCCGCCACTAAAGAACTTCATGTTTTTGAAATCTAAAGCGACATCACTACCCTTTCTTGTTTGTTGGTGAGCATTGTGTAATAATCTAAAAATTAAATCGCGCTCTTTGTCAAGACTGATTGTTTTACCGTCTTTATCAAGAATAGTTTGACCACCACTTCTTAACTGTTCGCGACCGTGAAAAATACCACCTTCATTATAGACAAAATTATTGCCACCCCTCTTAGGTATGTTGAGTATGTCAAACAATCTTTTTCTTTCTGCGCCGCTAATAGGATTACCAGCCTCATTGATAGGATAATATCTCGCGGTGAATGCTTGATTGAAACTTATACCTTGCTCTTTCGCTGACTCTTTGACATTCTTTATTAGTTCGTCAAACATTCTTATTTCATCTTCATTGATATTATTAGCATCTTGAGCAAAATGTCTTAACGCATTGTATCCTTTTGGTTGAACACCACCAAATTTGCTATCAAGTATTTGGTTTGCATCTTCATAGTCGGAACCTTCGTGTGTAGCGCGCATTGCTGTTATACCCACTAACTCATCAACTTCTTGTGGAGATAAGTCAAATGATGCTTCCTTACCACCTAAACGGATATTGTCTTCTCCTGTGAATAATTTTTTTCTCGCATCGGGCGACATCGTAAGTATTTGTTCTGCGAGTTTCAATGTATATGCAGTAGCCGCGTGCGCTTCGCGATTATCTTTAGCAAATATGTTAGGATATATTTTTTCAATCGCTGGGCGTAATGCTTTGAATATTTTCCCAACACCTAAGATAGTGTCAATGTGGTTCTGTATATGGTCTTCATCATTCTTTATTGAAGATTCGTAAGAGGGTTCGCGTTGCGCAATTTGACGGAGTTGTTGCATTCTTTTCTCAATAACTTCTTGAGAAATCTCATCACCTTGATTGCGAGCAACCTGTAAAGCATTACCTAACATTGCTTCATGTTGGGATACAAGCGAAGCAGGGCTTGGTCCGACAACAATCGCGGATAATTTATTTTCATCTTCGTCGTGCATATATCCAACAACATCATCTTCGGAGTTCAACATACCTTCTATCCGCTGTTGAATATTAGCCATCTTGTCAACATCATCATTTTTGCGCGCTTGTTGATATTCGTGGTCGCGATTTTTAATCTCTTGAATCAATCTATTTCTTGAGTTAATTCCTTTTACTTGATGGTCGGGTAGTTCATACGGTTTATCAAATCTCATTAAATGGTTGAGGTGGTTATCAAAATCTTCTTTTTTGTATAGCGCAAGCCTTGATGGTTCTTCAACACCTTCCAGTATTTCTTTAACCATATCTTCGCCTGTTCTTCCACCATAACCGATTATATCTTTGTGTGAACCATTCTTGAGTATGTTTAGTCTTTCTCCTTTTTTCGCGTTGAGAATCGCTGTAAGCAAATCAAGCGATTCATCATCATGAATGTGTTGCGCATGGTGCGAACCAAGTAAAAGCGCGTCTATCGCCATTCTAAGTTCATTGGTAATATTACCTTTCTTAGTTCCAAATTGTCTTACTGTTTCTTTCTTCTCTTTACGATAACCGGACATTTGCTTTCTATCAAGCAATCTTCGCTTACCCTTTTTTTCGCTATTTATCCTTTCTTTCTGCGCGGTGTATCTTGGTGTTTTTAATGAGGCTTCTGTGCTATGAACGGGTTTGTTATCATTACTCAAAAACCCAACATGGCTTCTTAGAAGTAAATTCAAAGCATCGCTGTGAGCCATCATAAAAGAATTCATACCTAATGATGATGGGCTTCTAAGTTGTGGCATACCTTCGGTGTATGCCTCTATACCTTCAAAACCTCTTATCGGGTCAACTCCTTCTTCTTGTCTTTTTTCATTTGAGTAAGGGTTGATGATTTCATTAACGATGTCATCTGTGGTCTTTACTTCTCGCGGAATATCAAGACTAACCTCTTCACCATTTCTAAAACGCGCAAGTATCTCATCTTTATTATCAACATTATATTTGTCCATCGCTGTTAACAAATCTTGTTCAACTTGCCCTTCATCATTTTCTTTTTTAGGGTCAAAAACATCTTGTTGTTCAACTGACTTTGCTTTACCTCCACCTTCTTTCAAGCCCCTACTCGGTATCATAAACGCTCTTTCGGGCAACTCAACGCGGAAGATATTAGGGAAGGCATTATCGTAAGCAACACCAAAGTCGCCGGATTCACCACCAGCACTACCTCTTTTGGTGCCGACACCTTCCATCAAAATACCCAACGGAGTTAAATTTACTTCGGGTTTGTCAAGCATACTAAACTCCCCATCAACATTATGACTATGAGTATATCCAGCAACAGTTTCGCGAATACTATCTGCGTATTCACTTTGTCCGACAAGATTCGCGCTTACTTTTATTATGTCTTTCAATTCTTCTTCTTCAAAGAAATTATGACTAACCAAACTTTTCATGTCGCGAGGTTCAAAGTCGGGCGACATGTAAATGAAAGAGCCATATTCACTATGGTCAATATGTGGATATAAACCACCATCATCTATTATTTCAGCATTGGCTTTATCAGCATATTTTTCCGCCATGGTTTTCATGTCAAAACCCGCTAATGCTGATTGAAGAGTATCAGCATCAATATTAGCCCAATTATTGCTTTCAAACTTCTTTGTCAAATTTTCTTCTCTTTGAGCCATTCGTTTATTCATTTCTGCTCTCCCTTTAGCAGTAAAACGATTAGGTAATATATGACTCATGCCATTTTTCAAAGGATTACCAGCGTATAACTCGTTAAGCATATTATCTATCATGAACGCGTGGTTAGCCATGTATCCTCTCGCGTCGGGTCCAAGTATGTCTTTGATAACATCATCATTACCAACTGTTCCATCATCTTTCATACCACCATTGGTTGTTAAAAGCCATTTTTTAATTCTGTAAATATCATCGTATGGGAGTAAAGCAATACCATATCGCCAAGCATCATCGCCAACTATACCATGATTTTCTTCACCTTCCATTGGTCTTGATTGCCTTTTTCTTTTAGCATCAACAATAGAGCGTAATTGTTCAACAGGTGTTGCATCACCTTCGTCCGAGAACCTGCGAGGGAATCCTCCGTCGTTGTATAATATGTCAAACGCTTGCTGGCGCGATACGCCCTCATTCTCCCAAAACTTTTGTCTTAAAAATAACTCATTCAATTGAGCGTGTGATAATACAGGGTGCGCGTGTCCAAACTTTTTAGCGAAGGATTCTTTGAAGTCTTCTAACCCACGATTGAATGTTTTTAGAATAGAGGCATTATTACCTCTCCAATCACTAAAATGATGTATTTGTTTCAAAACAGGATGCAAACCCTTTGATGTCTTCACCATCGCGTCGTTTAATCTTTCAGCGTTCGCCCCTTTATTACTGTAAAGGAATCTCGCTAATTGTTGCCACAACGCTTTCTCATTGTAAGAAATTTCACCTGCGCGTGGAGGGTGAAGACCTAATGTTTTGAATTTAGAATGATTGCCGATGATTTCATCGGAACTAAAATCTCTTAGATTTGGGATACTATCTTCAAAACGGAAGCCTACTAATTTTCTAACCATCTTATCAATTTCATCTTCGTTTAGATTCTCATTAGCCTCGCTCCATTTATCGCTATTGAATAACTGTCGCGACTTATGGTGTCGCTGGGGTGCAGGTTCAGCCCTTGTTCCACCGCCGGAGAAAATTCTTTCCATACCTCTTTCAGTTGGAGTTTTTATTTGCAATTGTGGACCTTTGAGGAAATTTTCTGCTTCTTCTCTAAACGGTATATGTGAATACCCATAGTTTTCTAAGTTATTTGCGCTTAGTAAAACATTAACTGCTTCGTCGCGAGCATCTTGTTTGTTGATAATTGCTTGCGCAAAATCATTTACCATGCGTTGATGATATTGAAAAGCATCTTCACGCACACTTCATCACCTCATAGATAGTCTGTGAGGTTGTATGCTCCTTGAGGATTCTTGTCGGATGCGTCACCCTTTTTGTTTTCTCGCGCCTCAAGTGGATATGGATAACCGATAGGAGTTAAATTGACATTCTCCGTCTTTGGTTTTGTTTTGGCAACATCTTTGACTTCTATGCGTCGCTGGTTAGTATCATAATAACCAGTCCTAACGGGTTTGTCTTTACCTGTGACATTCACAAACAAATCACCATGCTCCGAGCCAAACTTGTCAGTTTCTTTTTGTTCTGCTTTTTCCATCAATTTATTGGCTTTCTCAAGTAAATTGTCAACATCGGGGGCAAGTTGCCCTGCTTCAACTTTCATTGGCTTCATTGTATCACCTCAAACTCCCACAAAGAGAACAACCGGGGTGTCCGCACAAGTCATCGCCTTGCGGTTCACCTTGTCTTGGATTAGGATTACCTGTTGTCGTCATTTCATCTGCATAACCATTACAGTTTTGCTGTTTAAGAATCTTCATTGCCGCGTCTATTGGCTTCATTGGTCAATCCTCCTTCCTTCCACTTGCGCGGCTGTGTCAGCCATCGCGTGAATTTCCTCCCAAGACATTTCATGCCATGCTTCGTTTGACTCCGGCATATTCATACCTGCTTCATCAATGGCGGCGGCGGCTTTACTGATAACAGAATCGCGGTCGCCGCGAAGAGGGTCGCCCCATACATCTTCATTAGCAGGGGTGTTGGCTTTTACAAAACCAGCGCGTTTTAGCAACATCTCCGGTGTGTCTATACTTTTACGCATAGCGTTAATTTCAGCGTCCATGGACTCCATTTTAGTGATAAGAGCCT